ACAACAAAAAGCTATGATTGGTCAAGCAGATATGCAAATTGCTGCTGCAAGAAATACTTATGAAATGAATAAAAGTATTGAAAACCAAGTAGCTTTAACAAATGCTTTAGCAAACAAAGAAAGTGTACTTGCACAGGTTGAAGGATTACGAAGTGAACAAATAGCAAATAACATAGCATTAACAAAAGAGAAAACTGCATTACAACAATCAGAACTTGAAAATTTAACTAACCTATCTATTGAGCAAAAGAAGTTTAATGCTGAATTAGAAAAAGATGATTTATTAAGATTACAAAAACTAAAAGCAGTATTAGAAGAAGAAAAAGCTATTGAACTTGCAAGGTTACAATCTAAAATAGATGGTGCTGCAAAAGGCACACAAGCAAGAGTAGACGCAGAAAATGAATACAAAACAAAATCACAAGAAATAAACAATGCAATAATAATTAATAAAGCAGAAACTGATAAAGTAATTCTTGAACAAGAAAAAGCAGTTGCTCAAGGTAAGAAAGAAATTCAAGATGCATCATTTGCTGCTATGGAAGGTGGTATAAGTTTATTAAAAGGTTTATTTGAAAAAAACAAAGCAATTCAAAAGGGATTGCTATTAGTTGAAAGTGCTGTTGGTATTGCTAAAATTGTTACTAATACTGTTGCTGCAGATGCTGCTGATGGTCTTGTTGCTGCTACAATGGGTCCAGCTGGTATTGCATATAAAGCTACTAAATTTACTTTAAATAGAATTAATGCTGGTATTGGTATTGCTGCAAATATAGCAGCTACTGCAAAAGCATTAAGTGCTTTAGGTGGTGGTGGTTCTTCAAGTAAACCAGATATGGGTGGTGGTGCAGGAGGTGGTGGAGGTGCTGCTCCACAATTTAATGTAGTTGGTCAAGGTGGTGCAAATCAAATAGCAGAAAGTATGAATAGACAATCACAAACACCTTTAAAAGCATATGTAGTAGGGCAAGATGTAACAACATCACAATCATTAAATAGAAGTATAGTTAATAACGCAACTTTAGGTTAATGTTACTTAAAAGTATCATTAAGTCAAAAAAACATAGTTAATGTTACTTATTTAAAACAAAATATAAATAATTTAATTTTTAAAAAAAAGCATAATGAAAAAGTTAGAAACTATTTATTTAGATATAGACGAAGATAATATTCAAGATGGGATTGATGCTATTAGTTTAGTTAAATTTCCAGCTATTGAAGAAAATTGGGTTGCACTAAATGAACACAAAGTAGAATTAAAAACTATTGATGAAGATAAAAGAATAGTTATTGGTTTAGCTTTAATACCTGAAAAAGATATTTACAGAAGAAATGGTGATTATGAATACAACATTCGTTTTTCAAAAGATACAGTTCGTAAAGCATCTGAATTATATTTAAAGAAACTTAAAATTCATAATTCAACATTAGAACACGAAAAGAAAACTGAAGGTGTTTATACAATAGAAAGTTGGATAGTTGAAGATGTTAAAAAAGACAAATCAGCTATTTACAATTTAAATGCAGTTGAAGGAAGTTGGGTTGTGGTTCAAAGAATAGACAATGAAGAAGTTTGGAATGATGTTAAAGAAGGTAAATATCAAGGTTATTCTATTGAAGGATATTTCAGCGAAAAAGCAGAATTAAATTTACAAGAAAGTAAAGAGCAAGAATTGATTGAAAAAATAAAACAAATACTAATTAATGTTTAACATATTTAAAATGGGAAAGAATAAATACACAAGTCCAAAAGACGCTAAAAGAGGTTGTTTGTGTGATGATAGCACATATTCAGCAGAATGTTGCAAAGGTGAATTAATCAATCAAGGTATTGGTTCAACAGTTGCACAAGGCACTTCATCAGTAACGCAAGTTGATGGTGAAAGAACAATTGTTAGAACAAATGGCTAACCAATTTATAACAAATATAAATAGTATTAATTTTTAAATAAAAAATAGATGACACCAGAAGTAACAAAGATTGGTAACAAGTTATTTGACAAAGTAGAATTGTCAAGTGTAAAAGTAGAATTAGGAGTTGTGGAAGATATAGCTAAAATGGCTTCAGATGCAAATTCTTTATTAAAAATATTAGTTGATGATAAAACATTATTAGCAAATGCTGATAAAGCAATAGCTGTTGCAAATACAAATGCTGATAAGGTTGCAGTTAATTCAGAAAAAAATGCTCAAAAAGCATTGGCTTTGTTACCTAAAATTGGAACTATATTAGATAAAGCAGACCAAGCAGCAAAAGGTTTAGGTTTAGATAGCAAAGGTATTACAGGTTATTCTGATTTAGATAAACTTTATTTTGCTTTAGAAGCAGCTCAAAAAGAAGTAGGTTTAGGTTATAAATTTCAAAATTAAAAAAGTATGAACGTAGTAAATCAAATTAAAGAACTTTTGGGTATGGAAGTAAAACTTGCTCAAATGAAATTACAAGATGGTGTTACTGTTATTGAAGCAGAAGCATTTGAACCACAACAAGCAATCTTTATTGTTAATGGTGAAGAAAAAGTACCAATGCCAGTTGGAGAGTATATGCTTGAAGATGGTAATGTTTTAGAAGTAGAAGTAGAAGGTATTATTGCTTCTATTGAAATGCCAGAAGAAGAAGCACCTGAAGTTACTGAAGAAGAAGAAGCAACTGCTGAAAAAGAACAAGAAATGACAACTGAAGCAGCAACACCAAAAAGAGTAGTTGAAAGTGTTACTAAAGAAATGTTCTTTTCAGAAATTGAAAAATTAAGAGCAGAAATTGCTGAATTAAAATTATCAAAAACTGAAGTAGTTGAAGCAGTAGAATTGTCAAATGATAACATTGAAGTTTTATCACACAATCCAGATGCAACTAATGAAGTTAAATTGAATTTATATTCAAGAAAAAGAAATGCTACAACGCTTGATGTAGTATTAAGTAAATTAAATAAATAATAAAAATAAAAATTAAATAAAAAATGGCTACAACAACAAGTATTACAACAACCTATGCTGGAGAATTTGCTGGTAAGTATATATCTGCTGCATTATTAAGTGCTTCTACTATCGAAAATGGTGGTATTGAAGTAAAACCAAATGTAAAATATAAAGAAGTAATTAAGAAGATTGCTACTGATGCTATCGTTAAAGATGCAACTTGTGACTTCACTGCAACTTCAACTGTTACATTAACAGAAAAAATTTTACAACCAGAAGAATTCCAAGTAAATCTTCAATTATGCAAGAAAGATTTTCATAGCGATTGGGAAGCGGTTCAAATGGGATATTCTGCATTTGATAGTTTGCCACCTTCATTTGCTGATTTCTTATTAGCACACGTAGCTGCTAAAGTTGCTGAAAAAACAGAACAAAACATTTGGAGAGGTGTTACTGCTAATGCTGGTGAATTTAACGGATTAGCTACATTACTTTCTTTAGATGCTAATTTACCTGCTGCACAAGAAGTTACAGGAACAACAGTTGATGCTGGTGATGTTATTGCTGAATTAGGGAAAATTGTTGATGCTATTCCAGCTTCACTTTATGGAAAAGAAGATTTGTATTTATACGTTTCTCAAAACATTGCTCGTGCTTATGTTCGTGCTTTAGGTGGATTTGGTGCTTCAGGTTTAGGTGCTAATGGTACTAATTCTATGGGAACACAATGGTGGAATAATGGTTCACTTTCATTTGATGGAATTAAAATCTTTGTTGCAAACGGATTAGCTAACAATACTGCTATTGCTGCTCAAAAATCTAACTTATTCTTTGGAACTGGTTTATTAGCAGATAACCAAGAAGTTAAATTAATTGATATGGCTGATATTGATGGTTCACAAAATGTAAGAGTAGTAATGAGATTTACTGCTGGAGTACAATACGGAATAGTAGAAGATATCGTAACTTATGGTATTACAAACGCTGCTAACTAATAATTAATTATTAATCAAATTAAGGGTGGTGCAAAAACACCACCTTTTTTTTTAACTTTAAAAAAATATAGATATGGCTTGTGATATTAGTTTAGGTAGATTAGAACCTTGCAAAGATAGTTCTGGAGGTTTAAAAGCAGTTTATTTTGTTAATTGGGGTGATGCTACAGGATACACTTACGATGGAACAAACACAGATGTTATTGATACAGTAACTGGAACACCTTCAGCATACAAATATGATTTAAAAGGTAATTCATCTTTTACACAAACAATTACATCTTCAAGAGAAAATGGTACTACATTCTTTCAACAAGAATTAGCATTGACTTTGAAAAAATTATCAATAGTTGACCACAAACAAATTAAACTTTTGGCTTATGGTAGACCACAAGTTATCGTAGAAGATAACAATGGTAATTTCTTCTATTGTGGATTAGAACACGGAATGGATGTAACAGGTGGAACTATTGTAACTGGTGCTGCAATGGGTGATTTGAGTGGTTATACACTTACATTGACAGGAATGGAGCCAGTTCCCGCAAATTTCATTGGAGATACTTTAGCTGGTGCTGGATTTACAGTAGTAACTGGTTCTTAATAATTGTTTTTTTGTTTTTTAATTAAGGGGTGTTTAGGCATCCCTTTTTTATTTTAATTCTATATTAAAACAATTTCAACTTACTTTTATTTTTAAATAAAAAGAAAATGATAATTCTAAAAGAGCAAGTAGAAGAACAATCATTGAAATTCATTCCAAGAACCTATAAAGCTACATCAATAGTTTTGGTAAATGAAATGACAAATGAAAGCACTACTATATCATCTGATTTTTACATAGATGGTTATTATCTATACACAACTGCTACATTTGATTTAAAAGAAGGTAATTTTTACACATTATCTATTCTTAACAATACAGATGTAGTTTATAAAGACAAAATATTTTGCACAAATCAAGTCATAGCTAATTACACAATTAACAAAGATGAATATGTAGCAAATCAAACAACTAATGATTTTATAGTTTATGAATAATTCTAATATTTCTATTGTAAATTTAAGTGCTTATACATCACCTAAAATACAAGAAAATAAAAAGCAAGGTTATATTGAGTATGGTGATGATAACAACTACTTTCAGTTTTTAATTGATAGGTTCTTATATTCAACAACAAATGGTGCTATTATTACAGGTATATCTAATATGATATATGGTAAAGGTTTAGATGCTTTAGATGCATCAAGAAAGCCAAATGAATATGCACAAATGAAAACTTTATTTAAACCTGAAATGTTGCGTAAAGTATGTTTAGAACGCAAACTAATGGGTATGGCTTCTATGCAAATAGTAAAGCAAAAGAATAAAGTAGTTAAAGTTGAGCATTTTCCAATACACACATTAAGAGCAGAAAAATGTAATGATAAAGGAGAAATAGAAGGGTATTTTTATGCACCAGATTGGAGTAAAGTTAAACCATCAGATGTATTAAAAAGAATACCTGCTTGGGGATTTGGTAATGGTAATGAAATTGAAATAATGGTTATTAAACCTTATTTGCCAATATTTCATTATTATACACCTGTTGATTATAATGGTGCATTAGATTATGCAATGCTCGAAGAAGAAATATCTGTTTATCAAATAAACGATGTAAAAAATGGATTTAGTGGGACTAAAGTTATCAATTTTAACAATGGTATTCCAACTGAAGAAATGCGTGACCAAATTAAAGCAGATGTAAAAAACAAACTAACAGGTTCACGAGGTGATAAAGTAATTGTAGCTTTTAATGCTAATGCAGAAAGCAAAACAACAGTTGATGATATACCATTAACAGATGCACCAGCACACTATGAATATTTAAGCAACGAATGCTTTAATAAATTAATTGTAGGTCATAGAGTTACTTCACCTATGTTATTAGGAATTAGAAATGGTGATGGTGGTTTAGGTAACAATGCAGATGAAATTAAAACTGCTACGCTATTATTTGACAATATAGTTATAAAACCATATCAATTAGAAATAATAGAAGCATTAGATGAAATATTATTTTACAATGAAATAAGTTTAAAATTATACTTTAAAACTATTCAACCATTAGAATTTACTGAATTAGATAATACACAAAATGCTGACCAAGTAAAAGAAGAAACTGGTTTAAGTTCACACACTTGTTTAAGTTCAGATATTGCAGATGCTTTAATTTCTAAAGGTGAAACTTTAGGTAATGAATGGACTTTAGTTGATGAAGTAGAAGTTGATTATGAAAAAGAAGATGAATATGATGCAGAAATTGATTTAATAAACGAAAACAATAAAAAAAGCAAAAGTACATTATCTAAACTATGGGAGTTTGTTTCAACAGGAACTGCAAGACCAAACGCTAAATCACCTGAACAAGATGAAACTATTGATGGTGTACAATTCATAACAAGATATGTTTATAGTGGAAATGCTACGGGACAAAGAGAATTTTGCAATAAAATGATTAATGCAGACAAAGTTTATAGAAAAGAAGATATTATTGCTATGGAAAGTCAAGCAGTAAATGCTGGTTTTGGTGTTAAAGGTGCTGATAATTATTCTATATGGCTTTACAAAGGTGGTGCAAGATGTGAACATAAATGGTTACGTAGAACTTATGCAAACTTTGAAGGTGTTAAAATAGACCCTACAAATCCAAATGCAAAAACTATTAGTTCTGCTACTGCTGAAAAATATGGTTATAGAATTAGAAATGAAAAAGAAGTTGCTATGAAACCAGCAGATATGCCAACAAAAGGTTTTACACAAGAATATTGGGATAAAATGGGATTTACAAATTAAGATATGGCACAAGCACTATTTGTTACGAGAGATGATATTGTTAGATTTACTGCATTAAATGGTAACATTGATGTAGATAAATTTGTTCAATATATTAAGATAGCACAAGATACACATATACAAAATTATTTAGGAACACAATTATTTAATAGACTAAATGATGATATTGTAAATGATGACTTAACAGAACCATATACAACGCTTTTAAGCAAGTATATCAAACCTATGGTAATACATTGGTCTATGGTTGAAGCATTACCCTTCTTGGCGATTACTATTGCTGGAAAAGGCATCTACAAGCATACATCAGAAAACGCTACAAATGTAGAAAAGAATGAAATTGATTTCTTAATTGAAAAAGCAAGGGATATAGCACAACATTACACAAATAGATTTATTGATTATATGAGTTTTAACCAAGCTTCTTTTCCAGAATATAACGCTAATTCAAATGGTGATATGTATCCTGATAAAGATGCTTATTTTACAGGTTGGGTTTTATGATAAATAAATATAAACCAAAACAAGCTAACGTTAAGAAGTTAGAAATATTTTTAAAAAAAATAGAAAACAAAATTAAAGATGGGATTAAATTTTCAAAGCATTAAAGGAGACACATTTGAACAAGTAACTTTTGAGTTATTATTAAACGATGAACCATATAGTTTAGTAGATGCTATTATTAGAATGCAGTTAAGAAAAGAATATGGTGGTGTTCCTGTTTTATCTTTAACTTCAGTAGCTAATGCTGGTTTAACAATAACTAATGCTGCAAATGGTTTATTTAAGATTAATAAACAAATAATAAATATCTGTGCTTTCAATTATTTATACGATATAGAAATTGAGTTTGGTAATGGTACTGTTAAAACTTATGTAAGTGGTAATTTCTTGATTAAATCTGATGTAACAAGATAACTATGTGTGAAGAAATTAACATAAATGTAAATGAAACTAATGAAAATATTAATATTATTTCAACTGAAATAGTTGAAGTTATTGATATTAATGTTGGTGAAACTATTGAAGAAGTTACTTTTAATATTACTGAAGAAGTAATACAAGTAAATATCAATAAAGTAACAGGTGGTGGTGGTGAACAAACACTTGCAGAAACTTTAGTATTAGGAAATACAACTGATGGTGAAAACATAAGTATTTCAAATGGTGATGCTATTATTTTAGACAATGGTTCTATGCTTAAAAAAGGAACTATTGATGCTGGAAATGGTGGTTCAAAAGGTATTGCTCAAATATGCGGTGTAGGATTTGAACACAAATGGGAAGCTGGTAGACTTTACATAATGAATGATGGTGGTACTATTATACGTGAAGTATCACATAATCTTACATATACACCAACTGTTACTGATGATGTAACTAAAGGTTTTGTTCAAAACACAAGATGGATTTTAGATAATGGTGATTTATATGTTTGTACTGACCCGACAGAAGGTGCAGCAGTTTGGGAGTTTATAACTGGAGCAGTCCCAACGCTTCAGCAAGTTACTGACGAAGGAAATATAACGAGTAATGATTTAATTGTTAGAAATCCCGATGATGCTTTAAAGCAAGTTGTAATTCATAGGCCTAATGCTGGTGATGATACTGCTTATGTTTTAGCTCAATATGATGCTGATACTGCGGCTAGCTTTTCGGCAAATGAATTTGGCGGTAATATCGGAACTTCTGATACAAACGGAACAAGTGAATTGAATAGTTTAGGATTAAGTATTATGAATAATAATACAAAAGAAATGCGATTAAATGATGGTAAACTTATTTTAGGTTCTTCAATCGACCAACCGAGTATAATTATGAGTGGCGATGGAGGGTCTGTAAATATTAAAACAGATTTACTTACCGACGACAGAATACAACAAGTTCAAGATAAGGATGGTACTTTTGCTTATTTAGACGATATTAATCAACAAAAAACAACATCATATACAGCAGATAATGGTATATATTATGTAAATAATGGAATAATAACAGTAACAGACCCAGTAGGAGAAGCAAATAAAGGATATATAGTTCACGTTATAGGTGGCACTTCTACAATAGGTGGAGTAAGTTATTTACCGGGAGCTTTAATTTATCGTTATTACAAAGCTGGTAATTGGAGTAGTAAAAATTATGATGGAAATGATACATTTGTACCATATACTGGTGCAACTCAAAACATAGATTTAGGAGAATATGAATTAAAAGCGGGGCAAGTTGAATTAGACCAAACACCTACTGGAACTGCTGGAGTTGCTGTAACACGTTGGAATGATGCAATAGGTACTTCTGAAACTACCTTAAAAGGTGGAAATGTTATATTAAAAAATGGAGTTGATTTAGTTGCAAGAGTAGTAAACAAAGTAACACCAAACACTACATTAACAAAAGCAGCATATCAAGTTGTTAGAATAAGTGGAGCACAAGGACAAAGATTAGCGGTTAATTTAGCACAAGCAAACAACGATAATAATTCAGCAGATACATTAGGAATAGTAACAGAAACTATTGCTACAAATCAAGAAGGATTTATAATGACTGTTGGGCAATTAGAAGGTATTAACACTACTGGAAGTTTGCAAAGTGAAACTTGGGCAGATGGTGATGTATTATATTTAAGTCCAACAACTGCTGGTGCAATTACAAATATAAAACCAACTGGTGCAACTGGTCACATAGTTATAATAGGTTACGTTGAATATTCACACGCAAACAATGGTAAGATTTACGTTAAGATTATGAACGGGTGGGAACTTGATGAGTTACACAACGTTTATATTTCAAGCGTAGCAAACAATCAAATATTAACCTACGAAAGTGCCACATCACTTTGGAAAAATAAAAATTTAAATCAAATAGTTTCAGAAAGAAGAAACGCTAATAATACATCAAATAATAGTATTAACTATTGTGGAATTGCTCCCGCGGATAGCTTAGAGAGCGCATCGGTATGGACAATTACACGACTAACAATAACATTAGCAGGTGCGGTTACAACTGCAAGCGCGATAAATGTTAAATGGACAGATAGAGAAACAACAATATATACATAAAAATTATGCCAATTACAAGTACAAACCCAATAGAAGTAGACGGAATAGAGTATCCATATTTTATGGTAAATTTAGCAATATCGCCATTAGTAAAACCAACTGATATAGGTGCAAGTGTTGCTATGCGTTTAACACCTTATAGAGTGTTAGAGGATGGAAGTTCAGTAAGTTTACCGGACAATTCAATTCCTATAACTTATATGGATGTTTTTGATAGTGGAGATACAGATGCTATTAACGCAGCTATGTCAATTATGGGTGCTTTGCAGACTTTTATTAATGATAAAAATCTTTAATTATGGCTTTAAGATATGCAGTAGCAACTGGTAACTGGAGTAACACAGCTACTTGGGATGGTGGTACATTACCAACGGCAGCAGATGATGTATTTTCAAATAACTTTACAGTAACTATTGATGGAACATTTACAGTTTTATCTATTAGAAATACATTAAATGCAGCATTACCTACTATTTTAGCTGGAGGTCAATTTAGATTTGCAAATGGTGGTAATTTAACTTGTACTGCTGCTCAAGCTATTTTTGTTGGCTCAACTACTCCAACTTTAGAAATGACTTTAGCAAGTCCAAATACTGCTACTTTTAATGGTAGTGTATTGACTTTAGCAAGTGCTACAAATTATATAGCTATTAGACATTCAAGTACTGGTACTTTAAATTTGAATGGAAATTATAGTATAGATACTGGACTTGTAAGAACTATAATATCAGTAACATCAACTGGAATTTTAAATATTGTTGGGGATATTTCTTCTACTGCAAGTAATAATAATGTAAATACTTTATTAATGAATACAGTAGGGACTATAAATATAACTGGTAATGTAACTGGTGCTCCATCTACATCTGGTAGCCCTTTAACAACATCGCCTATTTTTATAAGTTCAGCTGGAACTTTAAATATTACTGGAAATACAACTGCAAATTTAACACCCGCTGTTTATTTAACTGCAGCTACTAATTACACACAAATAGGAAATGTAAATGCTTCTACTACTCAAGCAGCTATTTTTAATCAAACTGCTGCTGCAACAATATCAGTAACTGGAATAATAACTGCTGGAAGTGGCTCACCAGCTATATATTCTTCTTTTGCTTTGGCAAGTGGATATGGTTCGGGAACATTTGTAAAAGTAAGTGGCAACGTAGTTAATAGTTCTAATATAATGGCTATTGTAGCACCGAGAGTAACAATAGACACAAATACATCAAGTTGGTTATTTCAAATAAGCACTGGTGGTAATAGAATACTTTATGCTGCTGGAGTAGATTTAGGAAATCCAGCAACAAGTAACGTAAGATTTGGAACTACTTATGGTGCATCAAGTGAATTAACTGGAACGTTAAGAGTACCAAGTGCTGCAAATGTATTGAGTGGAGTTTTAGTAGATGCAACAACGGGAACATTACTTATGACACCAGCAGACTTTTGGAATTATTTAATTGCAAGTGGATTTACTGCAAACAGCATTGGAGACAGATTACAAAATGCTGCAACAGTAGCAACAACTGGTGGACAAATAGCAAGTTATAATATTTAGATATTTACAAACAAATGAATTGGTTTTTAGAAAATTGGATGGCAATAGTTAGTACTTTATCAATACCTATTGCTTGGGTTTTTGGTGGTAAACAAGCTAAAAAAGTAGAATTAAAAAATAGTAATGGTGATTTTTTAAATAAAGTTCAAAGTATTTATGATGCTTTAGTTGATGATTTAAAAGCTGATAGGGATGAATTAAAAGCTTGTAATGTTGAACAAAGTAATGATATTGCAGAATTAAGAAATGATGTTAGAAGTTTACAAAAGCAGTTTAATGATTTGTATCTTGCTTATGCAAAAGAAGTAGAAGCAAGTAAATATTGGAAAGATAAATTTGATGTATTAGAAGGCAAATATATTCAATTAGAAAGAGACCACGAAGCTTTAAAAAAGCAATTTGAAAGCTATAAAAAAACAAACAGATGATATTGGATAACAAAGGTTATTTATTAATAACAAAACACGAAGGATTAAGTTTAAAACCATATTTGTGTCCAGCAAAGATACCAACAATAGGTTATGGAAATACATATTATCCTGATGGTAAAAGAGTAACTTTATTAGATAAAGATATTACTAAACAACAAGCATTTGATATGTTTAAAGAAATAGCTAATAGATTTGCTAAAAGAGTAGATGCATTAGTAACATCAAATATAAATCAAAATCAATTTAACGCATTAGTTAGTTTTGCTTATAATGTTGGAACTGGTAATTTTAGTTCAAGTACTTTGTTAAAAAAAGTAAATAGAAATCCTGATGATTTGACTATTAAAGATGAATTTTTAAGATGGAATAAAGCTGGTGGTAAAGTTCTTAATGGTTTAACAAATAGAAGAAATGAAGAAGCTGATTTGTATTTTAGTTAGTTTATTATTTATATCTTGTGGTTCAAGAAAAGTTAGTAAAACAACAATAGAAGAAAAAAAAGATAGTGTTTCAGTTGTTGATGTAAAAACAGAAATAAAAACAAATGAAAATACTGAAATAAACAACAATAGTAAAATAGATAAAACTGAAGATGAAATTATAATTGAACCAATAGACAACACTTTACCTTTTATAGTAAATAGTAAAATATACAAAAACGTTAAAATAAGACACAAAAAAACAAAAGACAATAGTTTACATACAAATCAAAAGAAAGTGTCTAAAAACGCTTTAAAACAACAAATAAAGCATAGTAAGCAAGTTGTT